GCTTCTGCTACAGATGAACTTGTTAAAGCTGAAATCTTAACTGCTCGTATTAATATGGGTCAGTGGGGAATGAATCCTTCAGACTTAACTGTGTTCTTATCACAAGCTGCTTACTATGGTCTATTAGACGATACTGATGTAGTTACAGTTGATAAGTACGGAGATAGTGCTACTATTAAATCTGGTGAATTAGGAAAACTATGGGGCATGTCTCTAGTTGTTTCTGATGCATTTGAGGCAGCTGCAGCTGGTAAAGCACAAGCTATCATTGTTAACCCTACTAATTACTTATTGGGTAACTACCGTGCTATGACTATTGAGACTGCTACAGATGTAGTAGCACAGCAGAAGGCTATGGTTGCCACTCGTCGCTTTGGCTTTATTGCTAAAGAGGCTGGTGCTTCGGGTAAGGCTTCAATGAGCTCAATCGTATACGGTGCATAACTAGCGCTTAGCTTATAAAACTGGAGGAACTCAGGTTCCTCTGGTTTTTATAAGTAAATTACTTATAGTTTATTTATAAAAACCATGTCGAAAGGCAAAGATTAAAAGGATATATAATGGCAGATCTATTTTCAGTTAGTGAATACAAAGCCTACTCAGGTATTAGTAGTACTACTAGAGATGCGGAGATTAATCTTCTCCGTGCACAGGTTTCTGCGCTTATAAGAACTTACTGTGGACGTAGTTTTACTGACTACTATGCAACAGAAAAGACAGAGTATTTCGACATTTCAGGTGCCGATACCTCTATCTTCCCTGTAGAACTTCCTATTGTGGAAGTTGTACAACTATTTGAACGTAAAAATTCAAGGACGGATAAATCAACCGTCGAACAAAACCACGCAGATAGTAATAATTACTATCTCTTAGAATCAGGTACTGCTCAATGTACTATTTCTTCTAAAACAACGGAATCAACTTGTATTAATAACAGTACCTTTACTGGTGCGGGCTTAAATGATCTAACGATCACTGGATACAACGCAAATACGTCGTCAGGTGAAGTTGGGCGTAGCTATAAAGTACAAATTGACAGTACAGGAACTCCAGATACCTTTAAATGGTCTCGTGATGGAGGGAATAACTGGAAGAAGACAGACACAGCAATAACAGGTTCTACTCAAACGTTAGAAGGCGATGTAGCCGTAACATTTGCAGCAACCACCGGCCATACAAGCACTGATAGTTGGACTTTTAGTGCGGAAAGATGGACAGGTGATTGTAGCGATACTTCATATACTACTCAAGCGACTTGTGAGGCAGCCAGTGAATACTGGACTGCTGCTAGGTCATATGAGGTAGATGCTGAAGGACAAGAAATATCAAAATCTTTGGTATTTCCTAAAGGTCCTAAAGCTGTAAAACTAGTATATAAAGGAGGCTTCTCTTCTACACCAGCAGATCTGAAACTAGCTTGCTATGACTTGACTACTTACTATTTAAAGAAAGAGTCAACACCAGCCAAGTCTATGCCCGGCTCAGATATTAAAAATATATCTCGCAGTCAGTCACTTCATTCAGAATTCCCACCACACATAAAACGTATCCTGGAGCATTATAGGCATATTAGCTAATGGCTAAACATTGCATATTTGACATTAATGAAGTAGCGCGCACCGTGATACAAGACGCTAGACCTCTACTTGATAAAACGAGGCTGAGTGTAGACTTCAGTTCTAAACCTATTATAGATATTTTAAAATCTACATATGGAATGGGGGGTACTGAAGCTAAAGAAATAGCGGAGTTTATTAGAAACAGGGCAGCCTCTTCAAGGTCTTTTGAAGATAGTACTGATAATGTACACTATACTTTCAAGTCCAACTCAAGCGCTAAAAAGAGTAACTACGAGAGGTTGAGAGGCTGGAAGCTAAATACAGCAAATGCTTTAATAAACACATATGGCAAAGATAAATTTACTACCACAGAGGGGAAGTTTCTAAAGCCTTCCTCAGCTCTTACTTTTGCACACGGGGGTGGGGAAGATAGAAAGGAAGGCTCTGCATACTCCGCCTCCTCCGCCAGGGGTTTTAGAGTTCTTAGAAAATTACAAGAAGCAGGCGCGGATGCCTCCTTTAAGTTTGTATCTAACCTAATGCTAGAGTCTGACACTCCTTTTATAGGGGCAATACATTTAGAGTACTTAGAAGGCCTAACCACCCCTAGTGGGGGGATAAGTAAAACACATACGGTGTACTTAGGGTTCGAGTCCCCTCAGAAGCAGCAAATAAACATAAATGAGTGGGAGGCGAGTGAGACAAAAAGAATAGAAGAAGGAATACTAGAGCACCTTAAAGAGCATGCTTTTGAGTGCGGGGGCAAAGAGGCCTCTGATGCTCTAGATAAGGCTATAGATACCTCCAAAGCAAAAAGGAGGGCAGCTAGACATAAAAGTGCTACTAAAGGCAAAAGGCCTAAGACTTCTATACTTAATAAGAAAAGGCCTAAGAAGGTCAAGTCTAGGGTTGCCACCAGCGCTCTACCACGATTTAGGGATAACAAAGGTAGATTTACCTCTGCAGCAAATATACGGAATATAATACAATCGCAGATAGCAGAAACAGTAAAACAAAACATGGGGCAAGGCGGCTCACTTGAGAATAGAACAGGAAGATTTGCAGAATCGGTTACTATTACAAATATTACACAATCTCGACAGGGCACACTTACTGCATTTTATAACTATATGAAGTACCCATATCAAACATTTGAACGAGGTTTTAAACAAGGATCTACTAGACGGGACCCAAGACTACTAATCAGCAAGTCCATTAGAGAAATTGCAGTAAAATTAGTAAGTCGTAGGTTAAACGTTAGGACAAGGAGAGTATAGATGGCAGGAAAAGCAAGGTCAGCAATAGTAAATGAATTAATAACTAAGCTGAAACAAATTGATGGTTCTGGTACATTTAATATTGACTTATCTAATAATATTACTAACAAACTAATATTTTGGGATGAAGTAAATGATTTCCCATATGTTTCAGTAGTAGCAGGAAACGAAGTACGAGAATATTTACCCGGAGGCTTCAAGTGGGGCATGCTGGGATTAAACATACGAATGTATGTATACGGCGAAGAGCCCTTAGATGAACTTGAGAAAGTTCTATACGATATTGAAACCCAGATCGATGCTAATAATGTATTAACATACGATACTGGTAAACAGACTGAGCAGATGACGATATTAAGTATCGCAACTGACGAAGGATTACTTGCTCCCTATGGAGTAGGTGAGATTACCTTAGAAGTAAGGTATCAAATATAGTCTAACGTGGTTAATAGACAATAGTCGAATACGCCACTAATGACAAGTTAAATAAAAGGAGGGCCTTATGGCACTTTCACTAAGCAGAAATGCAACTTTTATCGGAACTTATGTAACTTCAGGAACAACTTGGGACGGTTCAGGAACCGTACCAGGAAGTACAACAGCAGCAGAAGTTTCCGATACATTTGAAATCGCAATCCTAGACGGATTTTCTTTTTCACAAGCAACAGGTACACAAAATGTAACTCTAAACGAAGCAGGAGCTTCTCCTAGACGTGGACAGAACATTTTTAATACTTCATTAGAGCCAGTAGATTGGTCGTTTACAACTTATGTAAGACCAAAGATTGATAATCTAGGTACGGACTTACATGGTATGGCAGAAAAAATCCTATGGAATGCTTTAGTATCTAGTATTAGAACTGATAACGTAGGTACTGGAGGAATTACTTCTACAGCCGCTGCGTGTACTGTAGACTTTGGAGAATCTAATAAAAACCAACTGTTAAAATTTGATGGTTTCTTTAAATTTTCTGATTCAGGATTTATCTATAACTTAACTGATATGTGTGTAAATTCAGCGTCTATTGATTTCGATATTGATGGAATCGCACAGATCACTTGGTCTGGATATGCATCAACAATCGCTACAGTTGCAGAAGCAAATGCACCAACTACTGCAGCTTCTGCTACAGATGGTTACACTGCAATGCAGAGTACATGTGACTTTATCTTAAATAGATTAAGTACAGTAACTCTAACTTCATCTATTTCTGGCGGTTCAAAAGCTTACCACTTCCCACTAACGGGCGGGAATATTACTATTGATAATGGTATTAGTTATGTAACTCCAGAAGAGCTAGGTAAGATTAATACACCTATAAATCATCAAGTAGGAACTCGTGCTGTTTCTGGTAACTTTACTTGTTACTTAGATACTGCAGCAGGTAACTTAGGTTCAAAAGATATCTATGACGATATGTTAACAGATATTAATGGAGCGGCTCCAGACATTACTAATAGCTTTGATATTGAATTGAAGATTGGTGGTGCAGCAGCTCCTAAAGTAACATTCAACTTGAATCAAGCTCACTTAGAGCTACCTTCAATTGATACTGCTGACGTTATGGGCGCTACGATTAATTTCACAGCATTAGAAAGTGCTTTCGGTACTGGAAATAATGAAGCGGAAATTGTTTATA